TCCCAAATAGTATCACCACCAAACTTCTCATATATCAATTTAGCAGCAGTTGGTCGAAAGTTACTGACAGATTGTGTACCTGTGTATATTTTTAAGGATTGTCTAAGTCTGTTTTCTTTAAAAGTATTTTTTTCCATACCCTCTTCGCCCTTAAAATGTGTAGTATTCCACTTCCAACATTTACGAATAGTCTTTTTAAATTTTTCATCATCATTATAAATGTCCATAGGTGACATTTTAGCACTTCCACACTTAACTTCCCAAAAATGTGGAAAGTATGTCCAAGCCAACCTTAAACAATGCATTGTCTGAACTATTTTATCTTCATCTAGTATAGTATCGATATCAAACTTCTGTAACTTTCTCATGTGGTCGTGTTTCTCTTCTTCACGAATTGTATAGTGAGGGAATCCATGTCTACGATAATAATCAAAAATTACTTCTATTCCATAATCAATATCAACATTGCGAATATCGTTGATAACCCTATCGAACTCCACATCCTTTTCATCGTACCCAAAAACATTTGTTAATATTTCAGGATTACTATTCATTCATCAAATCCTCATAACGAGCAGATAACATCCCCTTTACTTGATTATCTCTATTGTTAATCTTATGTTGAACACCCTTACCTTGTACGGAATTACTTTCAAAGATTTCTATCTTACCGATATTGGTATTTATCTTTGCTGGATACGTTAAGCCATCAGGACCAAATCTGTTTTTGATAACATGGAATCTACCCGTATTACCTATCTTATCTTCTATCTTACGACTTAATGATATAACAAAATCAGCGGTCATCACTTTAGCATAAGATTCAGCAACTTTACTAGCCTCAATAACATCTTCATCTAACGCACTTCTGTTTGCCTGTGAAGCAGTCCATACTGGAATCTGTAACTCACCAGCCATACCCCTTAAATCTTCATAGATATTTCCGAGAGCATGTCTCATTTCTGTTGCCTTACTTACATCCTTCATAATGTCAGCATAATCAACTAATACCATATCTACCTTTTCACCAAATGTAGTTACTTTCTTTAAATGAGCAGATAATGTATTTACTGTACAAGCTTTTGTTGGATAATACTTAATGGTTAGGTTACCTTTTAAATCAAATAACTTTTCCATTACTTCTTCTTTGTGGTATTTAAGATTTTGACTTTCTACGCCTGTAAAAATACTATCGTATCTTAATCCAACATAAGCCTCGTTTAACTCTAAGGTATAATGAACTACATTTAAACCTTGTGAGATAGCATATGCTCCCATAGCACTTAACACCCAAGATTTACCAATACCAGCAGGTGCTACAACAACACCAAGTTCTCCAGCACCTAAACCACCTTGCATTAACTCATTAATAATATCCCAAGGTGTCGGTGATGTAACTCTTGCCGTTTCTGAATATCTTTCTTCGATATCGACTAAATAGTCATGTCCTAAGTTTCTTTCTACACCAGCTTGCATAGCATGGTCAATAAGTGATTTTATTTCATCAGTATTACCATCCACCTCTAATATTTGTGCTGATTGAATAACAGCATCCTTTAAAACTTGTGTTTTATGAAATTCTAATGCTTTATCTTTGATATATTCTAAATCATCGGCTTCTATACTCTTAAAAATCTCTTTTAGTGAGTCTTTTACGTTAACTTGAAGTAGCTCTGATTCTATTTCCTTTATTTTAATCTTAAACACTTCCATAGTGATGGTTGTTTTGTATTCATTGTAATATTCACGAATTTCTTTAACAATCCACTTAAAACCATCATTATCAATATACTTTTCATCTAATATATCAACAATTTGTTCCAAAAACAGCTTATCAGTTATTAAACATACAATAAACTTTACTTGAAAACTATAACCGAACTCTGATATGTTTTTTGTCTTACTCATTTTTTATTTTTCCAATAGTGGTCAAGGATATTGAACTCTGTTAGCCAATTATCAAAATTGGGTATTTGTCCCCATAATTTATCCTTTACAAACAAAGTTTGCAACTGATATTTTACTAAACTTGGCGCCATTTCTCTGACCGAATCTGCTATTTTTAGTTTTGTCTGATTTTTTATATCAGGATTACTTAACTGCATTAACAGATAGTTCCTTTTTATTATCATTTCGTTATTTTTAATCAAATTTGATATTCTAGTGTCTCTTGAGTCTGCCATACCTAAAAGGTCTTTTGTATTAAACGTTCTATCCTCTACTAGTAAAGGGAACTCTTTTATTAAGGTCTTAACACCAACTCCCCTTACACCAGGTATCTCATCAGATTTATCTCCATCTATCACCCTACAAGTTAACACATTTTGTGGGTAAACTCCAAACTCTTTTTTAATTAATTCTCTATCATATAGTATTTTTTTCGTAGGTGAATAAAGCTTTACCCTCTCATCTACTAACTGATAGAAATCTTTATCAGAAGACATTATTGTAAAATTACTATTTTTAAGAATAACAGTAGGGATATAACTCATTATATCATCTGCTTCTAAATTATCAATAGATATAATGGTTAGAGGTAGACATTCTAAATATTCAACCAATCGTTTAAGTTGCATTCCCATACTCTCTCGTTCATTATGTGGACCTCCACCCCAATCAACGAGACGATTTAAACGACTTCTGACTTTACGACCAGCTTTATATTGTGGATATATCTTTTGTCGTGGTTTGGAAGAGTTCTTACCGTCAAATACAATAATACAACGAGTTGGTTTAAACTTGTTAATTGTATATCTTATCGATTTTAAAAACCCTACCAAACCACCAACATGAGCACCATCTTCGTTTAAAGAAGGATTGACGCTGAAACTACGAATAAATGTATTGAAACCATCGACCAATAAAACATGGTCATTTAGATTTTTAGTTTCAGGATTTACGTCAATCTCTTCTTTATACTCATAGAATCTTTTATTTAATAGATTCTTATTGGTACTACTCATCGGCAAACTCTGCCTCTGTTGTTACATCATCAATACCAAGTTGACCGGAGTCATACTTTAATATGATTTTTTCACAGATAGAGTCATAGATGTATGCTTGAGTTTCGACATCGGATATAAGAGCACCGAAGTCTTTGGATTGGAACTTATGTTCTTTTCCATTCTGGTCAACGAAAGTATACCAAGCACCAGCTTGTTTTACCAACTTGTGGTCTTTCATTACAGTTAACCAACTCCCATAATCATCAATACCTTTATCAAAGAAAAGTGGAAACTCAGCACTTCTCAAAGGTGGACCTAATCGGTTCTTGATTACTTGAGCTCTTATCTTGATACCAATTGTGTCTTTTTTGGCATCTTTTATTTGTCCCATATTCTTTAATCGAATACGAGTTGAGGCATGAAAGGGGAGAGCCTTACCACCGGAAGTAGTCCAAGGATCTCCAAACATCACACCTAATTTTTGTCTTAACTGATTGGTGAAAATTAAACAAACTTTTTGACGAGCAATCATTTGTGTAATCTTTCTCATAGCTTTAGACAGAACGATGGCTTTACTTGTAGCCCAACCATCCTTATCGAAGTCTGCATCCATCTCTACCTTAGTAGAAGCAGCAGCCAAACTATCAACTAGTATTGTAACCAGTCTATCTTTACTTGATTCTCTGATTTTTGTGATAATCGTTTCTATAGTATCGAATATATCTTCAACTGTTTCCAAATGAACATATAACATATTATCAGTATCGATTCCTATTGCCTGTAGAAATTCAGCCGAAACAGCAGACTCTGTATCTATATAAACAGCGAGTCCACCTTTCTTTTGTGTGGAAGCGAGAGCGTGAGCACCAATAAGTGATTTACCACTTCCCTCTAATCCATTAATTTCTGTAATTCTACCAGCAGCTAAACCACCATGTGGTTTGTTTGATACTGCTAAATCTAATAACGTTGAACCCGTACCAACCCAATCTGTTACATCAGTTGGTGTATCTTGAACACCATCCAAAAAGTAAGCAACTTGATTTGACTTGAATTGTTTTTTTAGTTCACCCGCAATTATACCTGCTAATTCATCTCTATTAGACATTTATTTCTCCTGAATAAGACGAGTAGGGGCGGAAAAGGAGGAAACCACCCCCACTCTAACCGTATGTACGGTTTTATGAATTAAATAACTTATCGAAGTCATCTTCTACATTAGAAGACGCTTCCGTTGTTACCATTTCTGGTTCTGATTTTGTTTCTGTTTCACCAGCAACACTATTACTATCAGAAGGATTCAGAAAGTTAGAAAGATGACTCTTTAACTCATCAAAAGTTGGTTCTTGATACAACTCTTTGAGTTCAGGTTGTTCTTCCAATAACTTGGTAAGTATATTAGAATCATCAGAAAGTGCAGTAACATTTGGTTTGACACGAATAGTAGTCTTACCATATTGGTTACCAGCTTCGGCAGGTGTTTGTCTTTCGACAACGATATCACGACCTGTAGTAGAGTCGGATATATCACCATAATCTGGATCTGCTATTATACCAAGAAGTTCTTGATATACAGTTTTTCCAAATCCCCAAAACTTAACACCTTCGGATTCTTCACCTCGAACAACGACAGGACAAAAAGTTCTCATCTTTGGTTCGATTCTTTTACCTTGAATCCATTCATCTTTGTTGCCAGTTGATTTCAACTTATCAGCAAATTGTTGAACAGGATCAGGACGACCATACGATTGTGGCGATAGAACGGTCTTATTAGGAACTAAACTATAATGAAAAAATAGTTCACTAAAAGGGTTATTCTTATCGAACTTATAAGGTACGATTCTGATTTGAGATTTTCCAGGTTGAGGTTTCCAAAACGCATTCGTTTGTGTGTTTTGTAACTGATTGAGACGGCTTTTTATAGCATCTAAGTCCATTATGTTTCTCCGTTATGTTTATTTATTATTATTATTGTTACTTTTATAAATATTACTTAATAACATTTACTTGTAACCTATTCATATAATATACGAATTTTTTATGATAAAGTCAAGATATTTTTTTAAGTATCTGGTCAACTTTGTTTTCTAAACTAGTTAACCTATCTTCTATTGTAGTAGGTTTAGTTCTGTATGCCACAAATTGCTTATATACCATGTCTATCATTTTATCTTTGTCTATTACGTTTGAAGGAAGATGTTTATCATTTTCCTTATACCATAATATAACACTTTTTTTCCAATTATCAAAGTCTTTTCCTGAACTATTTTTTGCTTTAAAAATTGGTAAAGGTGTTAAAGGTTTTTTGTAATCAATTGGCTCTGCTCGTAAGAATTTCTGAATATCTTTCTTATCTTTATAACCCAAAAGAGTTGTTCCTATATTTGAATTGTACATCAATGGAACAACATGTTGTAGTTTGTTCATGCGAATTATACTATCGTATATTACTTTAGATTTTTTTTCATCAGTAGAATGAATTTGAATTTTTTGCTCTTCAGTAAGAGTTTTATTTATTTCATCTATTGATGGTTTCATTTTTTGACACCAGACACATCCACTTCTGGTAAAAAAATATATTGGTGATGCCATTTATAACTCTATTATTTTTAATATCCTTGTTGGTATTTTCTGTAAACCCTCTTTATTCGATATTAAAATCATATTCTTATATGTGTCCCATTCGACCTGATAGTTAGTATCCAACACTCCGTTATTTATTAACTTTATCAGTTCGTTTAGGGCGTTTATCGTATAAAGTGTATTTGTAATTTTTTTACGATGTAAAGATATTGTGTTGTTTACAGCGTTAAAATCTATCTCATCTTGTTGATTAACATTATAAGTACAAATTAGTTCTTTTGGTTTTTCTTCGTTTTGTAATACATAAATCTTTTCAAATACGACCTTAAAGTTCTTCGTAATATCACGAATTGATTGCTCAAGGTTATGTTGAGTTGTAAATGTACAAAGTAGTTGTGTTCTCATTATTGCTCCTTAAATTTTTCATCACTTCTAATAGCGGCTTTTTTAAAATCACCTTTTAACCTTTTGATTTGTTCTGATGACCATTTATCGGTGTTAAACGTACCCGCTTCTAATGACCTCTCAAACATAGGAGTGGAATGAATTTCTAAAACCGGTGCAGTTCCAATTCCTCTTGTTCTACCAGCTAAATAAAATAAAGGATATTTTAAATTATTTTCATGACGAAAATTTATTCTACCAGTATCATGATCTAACTCCATTCTATCTGCCATATAATCTTCTAACTCTTCTGGTTCCATATTTCCATTTTTAATTTCTTTTAAATTTTCAATCAACATATCAGATACTTGTGAACCAAATAAATCTTTTATACTATCCTCTTTCATAGTTGAACCATCTGGTTTAGTACCAAATACAGTTATAAATTCATCAACCCCACCACTTTTTAAATTTTTGTTTAAACCAAGTGAATCAAATACATGCATATTTTTAAGAATCCACTTATTCATACCTCTTTTTGCCTCAACTGAAGAATTTAAGATATCAAATGTATCTCTAACTAATTGTTTTTCTGGACCTCTTAAAGTTTGCTCTAGCTCTTTATCAGAAACTTTTAACATTTTAGCTATGGCTTTCATTTCATCACCAGATAGATTTTCTGATTCGATTTTGTTTATTAGACTTGGAACATCAGATAGTTTATCAATATAGTTACCGATAGGTTTTGATGAATCGTCTTGTATATTTTTAATCATCTGTTCAAGACCATCTGTTCCAAGTTGATTTAATACATTCCGAAATGATGAGGCTCTATTTTCTTTAAAGGTATCAATGTCCATCGCTTCTTTTAATTGACCGTGTTCGACCTCTGGCATATCACTTTTTAATTCATCTAATAAATTATCAGATTGTTCTTTCCACCCACCGTTTGCTAAAAATACATCACCGCTATCTTTTAAAGAGACACCAATATTTTTACCATCTTTAGTTCTAACAAACATATCAGAAGATGTTTCTAATTTGGTATTAACTCCTATTGATTCTCTACCTTCATCGGTGTCCCAAGCAACGGTTTCAATTTTTTCAATACCGACTTCATTTTTAATAGCTTTAATTGATGATACGGCAGCATCAACCCACTCATTGGTTAAAAATGTGTCTTTTTCTTCAGCAACTCCTCTTAAAAGTGAGTAAACTTCTTCTATTGAATCGCCCTTCATCATCATACGGATTCCCTTATGAACAGCAGCCTCTCCAGCCCTCGATACATCTGTGCCTAAACCAACACCCTTACGACCACCAGTTTTATCTTGGTCTTTTTTGGCTTGTGTCTTTGTATAAACCAAAGTGTCATCTACGATTTGATGATCTGTTTGTTCTAATTCTTCTTTTGTCTTTGGTTTTTCTTCCTCTTCTCCACTATCGATATCATTATCTTTATTACTTGAAAGACCTTTTTCAATATGAGTATCAGTAGAAAAATCGATAGCTGGGGTTGGTTTTTCTTCTGTTTCTTCTTCACCACCCGTTTCTTTATCACCCAAGTTAGCAGCTTTTACAGCAAGTTCTTTGTTTTGACTTGAATCACCACTTTTGATATCACTAGCATATTGTTTGATTGTATCTAAACCTGTTTCTCTATCTCTACCATCTTTATCTTTCCACTTTATTTTTTCATCGTCTTTTTTCTCTAATGCTAAAATAACATTATTGGTTGTATCTACATCAATACCATTTGCTAAACAAACTTCTTTTAAAAGAACAAGATGGTAATCATTACCAGGATTTGGTACACCATTGGGGACAATTCGCCTCCACTCTATAAAAAGCTTTCCTAAATCAAAACTCATAATTCTTTAATGTCCCGTATGTGTTACCAACTTTGCTATGAATAATAAAGTCGTCTTTTTGTAATATCTTTTGGATATCATGTATTGTTTCCTTACCATCTTCCTTTGAATAGTCAAATAAAAAACTATCGTAATTGTAATGAACTATATTTGTTTTCTTCTCTAATAAATATGTGTGTAATTTATTTAAGATAGTAACATTCCGTTCAGTTTCATAGGCTTGTATGTAGTAATTAAATAACTTTTGAGCATTTAGATCACCTAAATTTTCTCTTTTCATTGGTCGTTTATAAATATGAGTTAAGATTTGATTCCGAGTCATATATTCGTCATAAAATACCTTAACCAAGTCTTCTACCCCTCTAAAAAACTCACTCATCTTAGCAATGTCTTTTCTGACACCACCATATAGGTTTTGAAATGTTATTGTCTTTGCTTCTGACTCTGTTACACCTAAATCATCTGCTAACTTACCATAAACTGACGAGTTACCAAAGTCATAATTAGTTAGTTTAGCAATCAACCTTGGGTGATAAGACTCAAAGTCAAATTCTACGAACACATCGTTAAGTGGAGAGAATGCTTTCCTTTGTTCTTGTGTAAGAGCAGCAAAGTTAAGATGATGTATAGAGTTGGAAGGTCTTGATGTGGTTGTAAAAAAGTTGTAGTTCTGGTATATCTTCTTTTGGTGAATATACTTTAACATATGGTCACCGAATATCTTTGTGAAGTCTGTATTGACTCCGATACCATTCATCTCTAACTCACCGAAGGCTTTTATAAAATCTTTATGAAACTTCTCAAAGTGTTCTCTGTATAATTGTTTGTACTTTGGAACTTTCTCACATAGTTGCTCTATCATCTTATCCAATGGATAGTAATATGTGAAATCATCTTGGTCGTAAAAGTTATCCCATTGTATGTGGTCAAGTGGTTTGTTTAGTAACCAATAGTTTAGAATATCAGCACAATATGTTGGACGACCAGAAAAAGAATAAACATGTCCAACTTTCCAATCATCAATTAACATACCTTCGTCTGCTGGATAATCTATATCCTTAGTTATCTTTTCGTAATGATTAGCGTAAACTAACTTGTTTTCTATCGCATCGTACATCAGGACTATGCTATTTAGAGGATGAGACTTGGACCAGTTAGGTTTAGAAATAACCAATTTAATCATACCTTAAATTACACAGGATATGTAATAAAGTCAAGCATTAACTTTTTTTAGGTATTTCTACAACATCTAATTTACCATAAAAAGTTTTTAGAAAAGAATCAAGGTCGTTGTTAACAAACCAAGATGGTATTTTTATATCTGAAATAAAATCTGTTATATAATCATTTCTTGGTTTTTGTGGTTTAGCTAAGAACCATTCTCCCTTTTCAGAAGAACCGAGGTCTGCTGTTTTAAACCTAACTCTTGTTATTATGGGAGCATAATCCGAATTTATATCCCTAACTACATTTCTTTTTACATTACCAGTAACACCCACATCTGAATTTAATTTATCTATAAGATTTTTATATATAGGTTTTTTAGCTTGTGCTTCAAACATAGCTTCAACTACTTCTTGATCATCACTAATTCCTTTACCCCAACCTTTATCAGATTGTGGTTTCCAATATATTTCTTTTAATGTACTACCGGAAGAGCCATAGTCTACATCAATATCTAAAAATACATCAAAGCCGTTATCTTTTTTTAACTCTGCTAATACATTTTTAGGATTGTCATAGTGCCCTTTAGAATTAGATAATTCTCCATACCTTAAATAGTAAATAGCTCTTCTAGTTTCAGGAAGTTTATTGACATACTCTAAAATAGTTTCTGACCAAGCATAAGCCATCTTTACATGTTGTGGTGAAGTTA